CATAATAAGCCTCTTACCTTGCCAGTTTTATGACAATGATCCACAAGAAAATATTTATCAGTTTTTCTGACGTGTTCTTTTTTACCGCAGATAGCGCAAGAGTGGTTTTGAAAAGCTAATAATTTTTCATATTGCTTGAGAGTTATGCCATACCTGGTTCTATATTTTTGCTCTCTTTTCTTTTCTGGATTTTTTTTAGACCATTCTCTAAGATATTTATTTCGACATTCTTTGCAATCATAACGCCTTGTATTACGCATTTTATGAAAATGTGAAATAGGCTTGCTTTGTTTACATTTACTGCATATTTTGAAATTTTCACCTATCATTTTATAACCAATTCAAAATGAACTAAATCATTAAATTTATTATTTCTAACATCTAAAGTTTTATCCCAAGATCCACCCCATCTGATTTTAATTCCCAGTTGATTTGCAACTCCCAAAACATAACCAGAAAATAGGTAAAAATTATCGGCGCAATCCCAATCAATATTTGGTTTTTTTATATGGTAAGGAGCTACATCAACAGCTAGGCTTGGAGTGTTATTATGCTTACTCTTGCCAGCTTTTAATTTTGATTTACCTTGATTAAAAAGCTCTTCTTGCTCTTCATTTGACCTGTGACCTTCAAGAATTGTGCAATCATAATGCTTGATTACTTCATTGAAGAGTTTCTGCAAATCGGCATGACAGCTTGATAATTGCTCTTTTGATCTTCTTCCGAATTGAGGCATTTCTTTGTTTATTTAAAATTAATATTATCACCAATGAGTGCTATGAATCCTGCGGTAATTAAGGTCATAAATCCAAAAACCATCCATCTGATAAAAACCTTGAATGCATGCTTTTTTGCCATGCGAAATGATTTGAGTAATTCACGAAGATTTGCGATATCCATATAGGCCAAATCATCATCTAGACCAATTTCTTTTAGAGCAGCTTTAGCACCTTGTTTTGAAGCTTTTATTAAAAGAGCCTCAAGTTCAATTTCGCTCAAGGAGATCTGTTTTGCTTTTTCGTCTTTTTTAAGCATTTAAAATTTTTCTATTGCGTTTATGGTGGATTTATAGCCCTGATCACTTAATTCGTGATTTACTGAATTGATGATCCAATTTTTGTCTTTTAGATATCTGATATCTGGAATGATTATTGGCTTTTCAACAGATAGGTTTGGATTACCAGCAATTGATAATTCTAGCTTCGTTATTCCTCGCATCTGTTCAGCTAATTTTGATTTGGCTGCGTTAATAGCCCTTGATTCATCAGTAAAAGTGAATCTTATTTCGTAAGCAGGATTATCATTTCCTACAAAAATTTGTTTTTCTTCTCCAGTGGCAAAATCGTGATACCGCGCAATTACTTTGCCAAATTTCCCTCTATCAAGGATGTCTAAACGCCAGTTATTAATTTGATTTTCAAAGATTTCTGTTGTTGGTAACTCCTTGCCACTTATAGATATTCCTTGGCTTTTTCTGGCAAAGACTAATTTACCAGTGATGAATTTGATTAAAGCATCGTAATTTTGAGATAGGCTGACTAAAAATGATAAATCACTCTCATTAGTTTGGTCGATATGGTTGATATAAATTTGATTAAAATATTCATCAATTAAGTTCTCAAATTTATGCTCTTTGGCAATTTTAGAAATTATGCCAACCAAACTATATTCATGCCATGATCTGCTTTTTGGTGATCTGATTTTATTACTTAGATTCTTATCATTACCATAGCTTGCTTTGGCTATAATTCTAAGTTTACTTGGCGGAGATGAGAGGCTAATATTATCAACTATAAAGCTACCCATTAAGGATAGATTTTCTGTATCATAGCCTAGATAAATTTTAAGCGTAGTTCCTCTTGGCGGAATTTCCAAAATATTATCTCTATTATCTAAAAGGATTTCTACCTTATCAGAAACTAAACCAGTCTCATCGCTAATATTTAAAGAAATCAGTCTGGCAGATAAAATATCAGTGATATCCTTATCATCAGCTTCAATTTTAAATATTGGTTTCATTAATTTTTTCTAAGACCAGAGTTTTACTGTTTCAGATTCTTTTTCTTGGATAATGTCAGGCAGAGTTATTTTGATTCCTGCTTCAAATACTGGCTCAAGCTCTACAATATGAGGATTAGCTTCAATTACTTGCTCAACAATTTTGCTAATTTTGCCATAATAATTTTGGCAAATTTGATCCAAAACATCGCCGTCTTTGGTGGTATAAATAATGCTCATAAGCTACTTACAACATTTTGAATAATGCCTTTAATTCCTCTTTTTTGATCTTCGCCATATCGCTTCAAGCTAATAGAAAATTCAATTTTCCTTGGAGCTCCATCATTTAAGAAATTGCTCTGGTTTTCTGTGATTTTAACAATGCACCATCTACCAAAAGCAAATCCATTGCCAGATACTAAAAAAAGAGGTTTACCAAGTCCTGCTTGTGCTCTCATCAAAGTTATTTGCTTTAATCCTCCCTTAAAATGAGGATAAATCACTCCTTCAAGATCAATGGTTTCAACACCAAAGCCAGTAAATTGCAAAGTTGGATTAGCGTTAATTCGGTTAATCTCTTGCCAGCGATAGTCACTTTGTCTTTTTAGGGTTTGATAAGCAGAACTTTTGATGGCAAATCTGTAAGCACCTAAAAGTAGCATCATGTCAACTTTGAGCAGATTATTAACTGTTAATTTGGAGCTGATATTTTTGAAAAAATCTAATGCCATAACTAATCAAAATTTAATGCTTTCTTTCTTACCGCAAATTTATGCATCACCTCATCAATTGCTATTCTTACGTGATTTGCGATTGTTTTTTCATCTGCATTGGTATGTGCATTTATGGTAATTGGAGCAGAAATTGAGATGTTGGAATTTGAGCTATTGCCAGCAATATTAGAAATATTGCTGGTTTCAATTATCTTGCTAAAATCAGTATTATCGGATTCTAAGTCTTTGATCGTATCACCAATTTGGCTTTGATTATTTGCCTCATCATCAGAAAATATACCCTTTACAGAACTGATTCCTTTGCCAATAACATCTTTAATCTTTGCTATTGGTTTTAATAATTTACTAATCCACTCAAAGGCTTTTTTAACATAGCCAATTACTCCACTAAATAAATTCTTAAAAAACTCTCCAACTGGTTGCCAATTTTTAATCAATAATCCTGCTGCAATTGCAATTCCGCCAATAATAAGACCAATTGGATTACTCATTATTGCAATACCAAGTGCCTTAATGCCAAGAATAACTTTTGGAATAGAAAAGCTCATCAGAGTCATTGCAGTCTTATAAGCAAGTAGTGCTCCTTTAGCGGATAAGAATCCACCTTTTAAAAAGGTAAATGCAAATCCCATTCCAATACTAGCCACTTTAAAGCTGATCATTCCAGCAACTGCCAAGCCAAGATATTTAGTTAAAACTGGGAATTTCTCTGCAAAAATACTTACTCTTCCTGCGATACCCGCTGCAGTTTTAGCAATTGATGCAAAAGCCGGCAAAAGAACTGAACCAATGGAAATTCCAACCGATTCAATAGCGGAAGCAAATTCTTTAAATGCTCCTGATGTGGTATTTTTTAGCCTATCAGCCATTTCCTGAGCTGCGCCATTGGCATTATTAATTTTTTCTTCCACCTCATCTAATCTACCAGTTTCTACTGATTTAAAAATAGCCAGCGCTCCTGCAGTTGATCTAGTGCCAAATATATCTTTGATGATTGATAATTTTTCATCATCGGCTAGATTTTTGGTTGCATGATGCATTTCTTTTAAAATGCTAACCATTGAACGCATCTTGCCATTTTCAAAAATTTTAACTCCAAGACCAGATAATCTCTTTTGAGCAAGAAGAGCCTCCTTGGCAACATCTGGCATTTCTTCAGCAGAAATTCCCATTTCATTTCTCATCTGACCCAAAGCTTTAGCTCCAGCTTTTGCAGGAGCAGCGAGTCTCAAATAAGTTGATCTAAGCATTGTTCCTGCCATTGTTGCTTGAATACCAGCGTCCCCCAAGACACCTGCTAAAGTTGCAGTCTCACTTAGAGTTCCACCAACAGCAGCTGCAGCAGGAGCAATGAATTTCATGGTTTGGCCAAGCATCTCAACATTTACATTCGTTGATCTACTTGCCTGAGCTAAAATATCGGCAACTTCGCCAGTTCGCTCAGCCTCCATATTGAAGCCGGTTAGAATATTTGAGGTAATATCTGCAGTTCTACCTAAATCCATATTTCCAGCAATTGCTAGATTAAGCACACTTGGAGTTGCTGCTAAAATTTGACTAGTGCTAAGTCCAGCCATACCAAGAAATTGCATAGCTTCTGCAGTTTGGCTTGCGGTATATTGCGTTGTTCTGCCAAGTTCTCTTGCTTGCTTTGTTAGGCTTTTAAATCCTTTGCCTCCAGCTGACTCATTGGTAATTGCACCAACTTTTGCCATAGCCAGTTCAAAATCTACAGCCGGACGAACGGCAGAATATAATGCTCCGCCAAGAGCGACAGCATCGACCATTTGAGAGCGATAATTTGCTCTTTTGCCAAGATTAGCATCTTTGGCATTTTGATTATTTTGTAAGCTTGCTTGGCGTCTCTTTAGAACATTAAGATTTTTACTTAATTTTGACTGCTCTTTATTAAAGTTTTTAATATCAATCCCAGAAGAGCGAAGGGCTTTGCCCATTTGTCTTGTGGATCTGGCAGTTTCAAGAAATGATCTTTTTGTTTGATCGGATAGCCTTTTGGCTTTTCTAAAGTTACTTTGTAGTAACTTGGTTGGGCTGTTGGTGTTGGCAATTTCTTTGCTTAGGATACTCAGTTTCTGCCTAGCATTACGATAAGCAGTACCCGCTTCTTTAGTTGCTCTGGATGATTTTTTAAAAGATTCAATTTGGCCAGCTCTATCACTTACTTTTTTAATAGCACTTCCAAGACTCGATAATTGCTTATTTGCAGATCCAAAAGCTCCTTTAAAAGATTTACCAAGCTCTGCACCTATTAGAACTGAAACTGATGCTTTAGTAGCTGGCATAATTTAATTAAATTTCGTTAGTTTCTTTTTGGTGCGACACGAGGTCGCATATTTAACTGTTTAGCTTAAGTAGCAATGCTTATGACTAAACCGATTATTTGACTAATTGTAAGCTACTGACACATGCATTTTGAGCAATTAAATTGTGTGAAGCTGTCGGAATAATGTACTCTTCTTCTTTTGAAGATAATCAGAGCTGTGAGGCAATGATAATACTGCAAGCATCATGCGGTTGAGAGGCTAGCTTTAAGAGGTATGGTAAACGTAAGTGAACTGATAATAAAACGTCGTAAATCTGAACAAGCCAAAGATGCTGTTAGGCTTGAACTAAAAAGTAGATAGATAGGATATCATCTCAAAAATAATGATACGTCAATGTTGTTCTATCGGCGAACAGTCAGTACCTAACCCTCTGTTTTGTTAAGTATGTGGAACGTGGTAAGCCTGTATTATTCCTAGATTTTCTAGGAAAGTGATTCGCAAGATGATCCGATAATAATGCAGGTATAGGAGGTTGGAAAAAGCTAATGCCAGATTGTAACGATCTGGATACAGACAGATGTCTGATTGCGAAAGCAAGCCCACTTCCAACTGGTGCTTTATAGCAAGATAATTTATAGAACTTTTTTATGAAAGAAAGCAAATGACAACATTAAATTTAAAAATGATTGGTGCACTTTCAGCTAAAGATATTGATATTACATGGGACGACTTAGTCTCTAAATATCAACCTTTAGTAAATAGGCTACAAATACGTATTGCTAAAGCTATTTTGGAAGGTAAACATGGTAAAGCTAAATCTTTACAATGGTTACTTACTCATTCTTTTGCTGCTAAAATAATAGCAATCAAAAGAGTAACTTCCAACAAAGGCAAAAGAACTGCCGGAGTTGATAAAGTTAGATGGTCTAATTCTCTATCTAAAATTAAAGCCATTTCTAGCTTGAATCGTCGCGGATATAAAGTATCTCCTTTAAGAAGAATTTATATTCCCAAGAAAAACAGAGGCGAAAGACCTTTAGGAATTCCAACAATGAAGGATAGAGCTATGCAAGCTTTACATCTGTTAGCTTTTGAACCTGTTGTAGAATCAATAATGGAACCAAATTATTATGGTTTCAGACCTTATAGATCTTCCGTCGATGCTATTGTTCAGTGCTGTAATTGCTTAGCAAAACGCAGTTCTTCGCAATGGGTTCTTGAGAGCGATATAAAATCCTGTTTTGACGAAATTGACCATAATTGGTTAATTAACAATATAAACATGGATAAACAAGTTCTAAACAAATGGCTTAAATCTGGGTTCATCGACAAGAACCAATTTTACTCTACCAAAATGGGTACTCCGCAAGGGGGGATAATTTCTCCTGCCTTGACTAACTTTGCTTTAAATGGCATGGAATCTCTTTTTAAGGATTTTCCATTAAAATATAAAGTACATATTATCGTCTATGCTGATGACTTTGTGGTTACTGCATCTTCAAAAGAGATTTTGCAGGAACTAGTTAAGCCAAGGATCGAAGCCTTCCTCAAAGAGAGAGGCTTAGAATTATCAAGGGAAAAAACATCCGTAACTCATATTGCAGATGGTTTTGACTTTCTTGGATTCAATATGCGTAAGTATAAAGGAAAATTTACTATCAAACCTTCAAAAGGTTCGGTTAAGAATTTTCTTAAGAATGTCAAAGAATTAGTTAAAGCCAATAAAACAGCAAAAGCTGAGAGTTTAATACATTTGCTTAATCCTAAAATTAGGGGATGGGCAAATTATTATCGTAATTCTGCTGCCAGTAGAGCGTTCGTTTACGTCGATCATAGAATTTTCTGGACTTTATGGCGTTGGGCTAGACGTAAACATCAAAATAAAGGAGCAAGATGGACGAGAAAGAAATATTATCGCTCAAATAGCTTCAATAATTCGATATTTCACGTCAAAACCAAGAATCAGAATAAGGTATCTTATTTTGATTTAATAAATGCCAGAAAAACCTCTATCATTCCGCACGTCAAAATTAAAGGGCGTGCCAATCCTTTTGACCCAACCTATGAAGAATATTTCAAGAATCGTAAGATTGGAGATATTCTTCGGAACAGAAGGATGATAGCAATAGAGAATAAAGTTATAAAATAGCTGGGTGAATAGCCTTAAAAGCGCTTGAGCCGTGTGCGGTGAAAGTCGCAAGCACGGTTCTTAGGAGAGGGAGTGGTAGTAATGCCACTTCCTTATCCGTCGATCAAAATTGCTTCATCATAAAATAAGCAAAATTCTTCTTCGGTTAGCTCAATAATTTCTGAAAGTGGCCAATTAGTTATTTTTGAGAGAATAATGATGGCTCGTCTGATATTCCCTCGGATTTGAAAAAATCCATATATGCCTTTTGTAAAGTTGCATAATCAGATTCATCTAACTCTTCAATAATTGATGGCTGTACTTCGCAAAGATTGGCAAAAAGACGGATTTCTTTTTCTTCATCTGAAGCAGATTTCATTTTGGCAACAACCAGACGATCTTTGACTTTTGAGCGTCTCATGCTCAATTCTTTGTAAGTTTGCCCGCCAGATTCTATTTGGTATTTTAGTTCTATATTTTGCATAAATTTTGTGTAATTTTATTAAGAAAAGATGTCTTATTGACTGGACTTGCAAGAGCCTTAAAGCTATACTATACCTACCTCAAAGAGGTAAATATTAATAATAAATAAAGGAGTAATTATGGGTTATTTTGCATCAAATGAAGAACAAAAAAGATTTACTAAATTCACCAAAGAATTAGCCACTCTTTCTAAAAAACACGGCATAGTTCTTGAGGTTACAGGTGGAGTTAATTTTGTTGATCTAAAAGAAGATAAAGAATCATTAGCAGAACTTGCTTACACAGACGATGCGGTTAGTGGTGATATAAACCCTCTTAATTTTTTTGAAGAAGAAGAGCCTGTTAAATTTGGCAAATTAAGAATAACCAAATAATTAAATCCCAATTGCATCACGAA